GAACTGTCCACAGTAAATTTATCACCTGTTTCTACTAACTCATCACAGTATCGAGAGACGCGATAAAGATCATATTTATCTATGTTGTTTTCGCTTATAAACTCTCCCGCTCCATATCGTTTATTCGTCATTAAATCATAAAAAATCCATGCAGGATTATTTGTGTAGTGTAAATCTTCATTGAATGTTCCATCCCAAAATCCAGAATATTCAGCTAAATTAGTATTTGTATATTCTCTCGGTGTATACGAAGAAGGAATTTTGACCATCATTCCTTCTACTAAAAAACTTCTTTTAGGATAGCTATTGAATGTTCTCGACGAAAAAGCAGATTGTGCATGAGCAGTATATGGATATATAAAATTATCATTTATTCGTACAGTCATCGCACTTATACCAGATGGAGCATTTACTGAATAGTCATCAACTCCTCCGGGAAACTTTTTTGCTGGACTTAATCTAACAATTCGTACTTTAAAATCTGTAAATGGTCTAAATCTTTCTAAATCAACAACATGTTCAAACTCAACAGCAGCACTGTGCTTACCTGTATGAGTAACTCTTGATTTAAGTGCACCTGTGGAAGAAAATAAAGGTCTAAATGGAGCTGTAGTTGTTACTCCAGTATCTGGATCAGTATCTTCAGTTTGTATTTGCATATCATAATGTATGGTAAGACTGCTAGGTTCTCCATCTGATTTTTTTACTTTTTGTATGCTTCCGTATTGTACAGCAAAAACTAATTCATCAATTTGCTGAATTTGAACAGAAGAAAGAGAAAAGTTTGCAGGAGTTATAAGTGTTGCCTCAGATGCACCTGCTAGCTCATCTGTCTCATCTCTAACACTTGTAGGTGATGTAATACCTAAAGACGTAAGTCCAGAAGAACTCATTTGTTTAAGTTGAGGATTTGTAGCATCTGAAGTTTTTGCAATTCCTAGTCCAGCTCCAACCCCTTTTACAGCTCCTAAAGGTCTTTGTATACGAGTTCCTTGACGAAATTGAATATCTACATTGTTAAAACTTCCTACAGGTGCATTCGTATCTGTAAAAGATCCTGTATTGTTTTGTCGAGGTTGTTCTGTAACAACAAAAGTATACGATCCTGCAGGAGGAGTACCAGTAACTGTGATTGTTCCTGCAGAAGAGTCAAGTGCTGTGATTGGAAATCTTTTTTGTATTCGCAGTGTAGCGGCATTTAGTTTTGTTCCAGAGTTAAGTCCAGGTAAAATTGGTTTATTACAACGAAAATTTCCTGAATGTTTAAGACGGGTAGTACTTGCAAGTTTCCTAAATTGTCCAAATAACTGATGAGTTGCTGTTTCAAGAACAGCATTCATATCATTATCAGCAGTTGTAGTTGCTGTAGAAGGAATTCCATCAGATCCAAGTCCAGGAACTTTTATTCCTACACTTGTTGTAGTAGTAGAGTTTGTACCTCCACGATTTTTTATACCTCCTACTTTTTTGAAAGTAAAGTTTTTAGAGCTAGTAAGTGAAAATGTATGTAAGTCTCTTATAACTAAATGTCGTCTGTATGCAGAAGAAGTTGAAATTGTTAAATTATCAGGCAGAGTAATATTTACAGTTCCTGTAGAGGAAGATCCACTAAAAGTAATTGTTCCTTCTACAGTTCCTGATATAGTTCGTACAACAGGAACGAAAGGAGCATATTTTGCTCCGTCCATAGGAATATCATTCAAAAATACTCCTGACGTACCTCCAACTAAACCTTTAATCGGCCCTTCTGATATAATATCTGTTATTACAATTTTTGATTCTTTAGTTCCTGTATTCGATTGTGTACCTGGAAGAATAATATCAGATGTTGGGGAAGTAGTACTTGTGTTGTTTCTATTTTTAGGCATAAATTTCTCCTACTGAAGATTCACACTACCAACAGTAGCCAAGTCTGTTAAAGTTGTGCTTCCCATTATGGTGTCCGTGTTCTCTGAATCAGAATCGCTAGTACGTGAGGCCATTCCTGCCATATTAACACCAATAGGCTTTCCAGGAACTCTTAGTCGTCCATATACGATTGGAATAGGATCTCCAATACGTCCATTTTGACTTGTACCAGTATATAAATAACTTTCTTCTTGTGCTTCGCTATTATCAGTTGCAGGATCAGGAGCCATTAAGTCTTGAAGACCCGACAGCGCAAGAGAAACACCTGCCAGTGCAACAAGCATGCCAGATATACCGAATGATCCAGTAGCAGCTGCCATAAATATTGACCCATAAGTACCACCAATAGCTCCAGCTGCTGCCGCCATCATTGGAAGAGCTACAAAAATTAAGACAGCGGCTGCAATAAGTTTAACTACACCATCTGATCCTGCAGGAACAGGAGTAAGTATCATATCTCCTTTTCCATATTTAAGCATAAGCTCCTCACCTTCAATATATTCTCCTGCAAGTTGACACGTAAATCCAATCCCTTTCTCATGGCAGTCAATTAAATATTGTTTAAAATTTGCAAAATTTGCATTTAAACAAGAGACAGCATCTTTTGCAGATTCTGCAAAAATTTCAAATTTTTCTCCAAACTTTGTGGCCATTTCTCCTTCAAGATAAACTGTTCGCATCATAACGATATACTCCTGTTAAATGTTTTATCCAAAATGGATAAAGATGTTCTCTGCATGATAATCTATTCCTTGCATGATGAAAAAATGTATCATTTCCTATATAAACTCCACAGTGGTTTGGCACTCCTGAATCTACAGTAAAAATTAAAACATCATTTTCTTGTGGAGAAGAAATTTCTTTGCCTCCCCACCCTTTTATAACTTCAGGACAAAAATAATTTAGTCCTTTTTTCTCCCACCAACCCTCTTCAAAAGGCACTCTTGGAGGAAGATACATATTTTTAGTTTTTAAGTAATCTCTCATAGCTTCAAAACAGTCTTGTATTCCAAACTTGTACTCTCTTCCGATTAATGGATACTGTTTTTGTTTTGGCTCTATAACATTCAATTCCATTTCTGGATATGAATAAATATAATAAGGTATTCCTAAAGCATTACAATTATTTACATCAGTTTCTGAAGGTTTATTAGATCCATCAGGGTGATTATGTACTATTGCAATAATATCATGTTGTACTTTAATTTTAAAATATTCATTTGATGAAAGTATAAAATTACTATCTTCTTTTGCAACATTTGTACAAGGAAACCATTTTTTTCTTCCTTTTACTATTGCTATAACTCCACAAGCTTCTCGTGGATACTCTTTCGCAAAATGCTCTTGTATTTCATCAAGCATTATCTAAATCTCAATAATCCAGGAAATCCGCCAAACGGTAGAGGAACACTTTGATCTAGTGTAGCATCAACTCTGTTTCCTTGGAATCTGATTTTGCATGAATTTATAGTTTTTCCACATACATCTACACGCTTCCAAAATCTAGTATTTATAGCTTTGCCCGATGAATCAACAGGAGCTTTTGCATTTGCGGAAGTTCCTCCACTATTGTGTGCTACTAAAGCTTCCCAGATTTTTACAAATCCTGCTGATCGAGTCAAAGTATGTGATGATCCTGCTCCTTGACTTGTTAAATCAATTAAAGTTTCACTTGTAAATGTAGTATCATTTGTAACTAAACCAATTGTATCGATATCAAGCAATCCCTCTGTATCACTTTCATTTAGTATAATATAGGTTGTACCATTTGTAAGACCGCCTATATCAGTACCACCTCCATTATTATAGATTACATCTGTTCCGTTTTCAAAGTTTGCAGTAGTAATATCAATAGTATTATTTGTTGTATTTACTGCAGACGCTGGATCAAATGTATAAGTATCTTCTGCGGGTCTAAAAATACTATATACTCTACTTCCCACCGAATATGCTTGAGTTAAACTATGCTCATTAATACTTGTTGGAAATGAAGATGTATTATTTCTATCAATTACATTGTCATTTACATCAAACCATCTTCCATCACTATTGCCTTCCCAGCTACATCCTCCAGGTCTTCCTTCTGCGATTCCCTGATACTCCCAGGAACAATACTTACCAACTGCCTGTCTTGCTGGTACTGTTTTTCCTTCGACATCAAACGGAGAAGCTAGTTCAAACTTCACCATTAATGTATTTTCTTCCATCACTCTATCTACAATAAAAGTTTGTGAGGGAAATTCAACTGGTGCTGTTGGAGTATATTCATCAAAATTACTATCATT